TAAATAAAAATATTAATGATGATTATTTAAATAGTCTAAGTATTCATGTAAATGAAAAAATAAATTTTAAAACTTTTGATGATAAAAATAATGTAATAAATATATTTAATAATATTAAATTACATTGCCAGAAAAATAATAATAAAGATAAAAAAACACAATTTACAAATAAAGAACTTGCTAATTCTTATAAATTACGTATTAAAAATAATACTATTCAAAAAAATATTATGTTGGAAAGATTAATTTTTGAATCTACTAATGGTGAATTATGTATTTCCGTACCATCTAAAGCATTAGATAGTTGTCCATTTGATTGTGCATTTTGTCCGACAGCATCTATAGATAATAATAATTTAAAAGTTGCTAAAAGTTATACATTAGATCAACCAGTATTTGCAAAATTAGTTAGAAATGATAATAATTTAATAAAATATATACTCCAGCATACGCTTGGTTTATATAATTTATCACATGATATAAGTAAATTAGCAATTCGTCATTTAGGCGGAACATTTAGTACATATTCTAAAAAATACAGATATGAATACAGTCGTGATATTTTTTATGCAATAAATATAATTTCAACTATTATAGAAAATAAAGAATTATATGAATTAAGTATTAAATCACTAAATCATTGTTTATTTGATCCAGATGATATTATAATAAATAGTTTGCGTAAACCATTTAATTATGAAAAACTTCAAGAAATAAATGATTTAATTAATCAATATAAATTATGGAATACTGCATTTACTGATAGAATTATCAAATTAGAAAATGAATATTTAATTCAACTTCAAAAATCTTTGGAATTAGAGCAAACATATAATATTACTTCTCCTTATAGAATCGTTTCTTACTCTATTGAAACAAGACCCGATACAATTAATGTTACTAGCATTACTGAATTACTTAAATTAGGTGTTACTATTGTAGAATTAGGATTACAGTCACCAAATAATGAAATTTTAAAAATCAATAAAAGGGGTCATAATGTAGAAGAATCAATAAAAGCAATATGCATATGTAAAGACAACGGTTTACATGTTCATGGACAATGGATGTTTGATTTAGCAGGATCAACTAAAGAAATTGATATAATTAGTGCAAATGAAATGCTATCAGATGATTTAAGATGTGATCAAATTAAAATTTATCCACATTTATCGATGCCTGGAACATTAACAAAAGAATGGTTAGATAGTGGAAAATATAAATCGTGGGTAGATGAAGATAAAGAAGGATTTAATGAATTAATGATAGATTTTATAAGTAAAATAGATGAAACAACTAGAATTGTAAGAGTTCAAAGAGATTTACCTCAAAAATCAATAAATACGCCGAACGGATATACAAACGATCAAGCTTCAAATTTAGAAGAATTAATAACTAGAAAAATTTATGCAGCTGGAAAAACTAGAGAAGATATTAGATATCATGAACCAGGTTTTAGATTTCCAAATATTGATGATATTAAATATTATGTTGATATAAAAAAATTTAAAGGAAGAATTGATATTTTTATTTCAGCACAAAGTTATGTTTGTAATGATATTAAGAAAAAAATATCAGATTTTAGAATTATTTGGGGTTATTGTAGATTAAGAATAATTGATTATAATAATCAAAATAATGAAAATTTTGAAAATAACCAAACTAATGATAATTTAAAAGTTATAAAATTTTTTAAAAATAATATTAAATATGGTAGAATAAGAGAATTAAAAGTAAATGGTTCAACACAAACAATAGGTACACGTGGAAAATCTGCTCAACATCAAGGTATTGGTACAAATTTATTAAAAATTGCAGAAGAGATGGCATATAAATTTAATATGACACATGTAACTGTTACTTCAGCTGTTGGTGTTCGTGATTATTATAGATTAAAACACGGATATATACTAGATGATTGTGGATTAATGTGGAAAAAATTAAATGATACTAAATTATTTAAATTAGTAGAAATTATTAATAATCATACTAAATATGAAATTGTTTTTGAAAATTATAAAAATAATAATATTATAAAATATATTATTCCAACAACTATATTTGTTTCACTAACTTTTATTACTTTTTCTTTTTATCGCTATAAAATTTATAAATTTTTTATTTAATCTATTTTAATATTTTTATTTTTTTATTTGAGATAATTTTGTGTTATATAAATTATATAATTCTTTATTATTAGGATTTGGACCTACTATACTTATACTCTTTACCAAACTTGTTTTAATTGTATTATATGTTATGTAAAATACACCATCATCTCCAAATGTTGGACCCCACGAATTTATTATTATAAATACTCCATCAGAATTATCTATTTTTTTAGCAGCAGGTACATTTTCAACATAACCAATTAAAGTAACAATATGTCCTTCTTTATCATAAGTTGGATTATTATCATTATAAATTGAATTTTCATTAATATTAGGGAAAGTTAATATATTTTTTTTATTATAAAAATGTTTAAATGTATTGGAAATATTTATAAATACAATTAATGGAATTCCTATATTTAAGAAATCTTTAATATCATTTATACAATTTGAACTCTTAATATTTATATCTACTATTCCATTAGGAGCATATGGATTATGTATTGTAACTGTACTAGCTTTTGACTTTGCTAATATAGATGAACAATTTACAAAAATATTATTCTTACTATCTATAGATGGTGGATTGTAGTTTAATGAATAATCATGATATGATAATAATCCATGTACAGAAGCATCTCTTTTAATTGTTGATATTGTTGTTACATTTGGTGATCTTTTACAATTTGTTCCATATGTGTAAAAATATAATGGATTTAATATATTTTTATTATCATTATAATAATTACTTATATTTTCACTTTGTTGATTTAATATATCTAGATAATTCTTATTTGTAATAATTCCTAAATTTAAATCATTAATCATCTTGTAATAATTACCTAAATAATATATCATAGAAAAACTTTCACATGCATTCGTATTACCCTGATTTCCCGCTTCAAGCATGAATTTTTTTAAATTTATATGACTATATTTCTTAATATTATCTGATCTTATTATTGTCGTTGATGGTAATGGTGTTGTAACTGGTTTTGTTGATGGTAATGGTGTTGTTCCTGGTTTTGTTGATGGTGATGTTGTTCCTGGTTTTATTGACGGTGACGGTGTTCCTGGTTTTGTTGATGGTGACGGTGTTCCTGGTTTTGTTGATGGTGATATTGTTACTGGTTTTGTTGATGGTGATGTTGATGGTAACGGTGTTCCTGGTTTTGTTGATGGTGATGTTGTTACTGGTTTTATTGAAGGTGATGTTGATGATGATGGTATTATTGATGTAGGTGTTGATTCTGGTATTATTGATAGTTGTATATTTGATTGTGGTCTAGTTTGACTATTAACCATGGATGAAGTTAATGCATGAGATTTTATTGGTAATTCACTTTTAATATCATTATCATTAATATTATTATTATCATTAATATTATCATTATCAATATTATTTAAATTATTATTATACTCTATTACCTGAGTACCAACTGGATGATAATAATTTGCAGGAGTATCAATTATAATACTACCAAAACCGGTAATAATGCCATAATCTGTTTCATCTCCAGATCCAATTTTTATATTCATTCCAACTTGAAAATCATTAGCAGACTCAACATTAATTTTATTATCACCAATATTAATAGGTGTTGTTGTAATAGTAGTTGCCAAATCAACTGTATCAGATTCTTTTTTATTAATACTATTTATACTTGATATTATTAATATAATACAAATAATACATGAAATAAATAATAAAATAGTTATAGTTATATCCATAATAAATTTAAAATATATAAAAATAATTAATAAATCACTTAAAATAAAATTTAAATTTTAGATTTAATAATGCTAATAGATTATGAAATTGTTTAGAGCTACATATTGAACCTAACATAACTACCGTTGCATAAAATAAATATTATTAATTTATATATGATGATAAAAAAAGAATCAAATTATTTAACAATATATAATCAAGATTATACTTGGATAAAACCAAAATCTAAATCAATTTTAACACAAAAACAAAATTGTGAAAGATTATCTATTCCAAAATATATTAAACTAAAATATAATAAAATTATAAAGAAATAATTGTTAATTTATTTACAGATTTATATTAGATTATAAAACTTTATAACTTTGCATTTACAGCGAATGCTTCTATTAATTTATTACGATGCTCTTCAATCTCTTCATCATTACTATATCCTTTATAACCATAATATTCCAATACGCTACCCAAAGATACTTCTTGCATCAAATTTGCACCATATGAAATTAATAATAAACATAAATTTAGATTGTCAAACCAAGCTGAAATAAAAAGAGGAGTTTCAGCATTAAGTTTATCTGCAGTATTAGGATTTGCACCATTTTCAAGAAGGAATTTGCATAAATCAACGCATCCATGAGTCCTTGCAGCAGTTAATAATGCGTCACGACCTTCATTGTTCCGATGATGTATATCTGCTTTCTTTTTAATAAGAATTTTTGTAAGTTCTAAATTATCATACTGGCATGATAAAATTAGCAATGTATTCCCGTCACTATCAGTTTTATTTATAAATTCTGGATTTTGAGCAATAATATTAATTATATTTTTATTATCATGTTGTTTTATAAGTTGACATAGATTATTAAAATTTTGTTCGTCTGTCATAATCATTATTATAAAATTAATATATTTAATATATTACAAAATAAAAATTCAATTTTTTTAATTAATACCATCTAATATAAAAAAAATTATAAATTCCTAATATACATATAATGAAATTTTGCAAAAACAAATATTAGGTTTATGATTCGTGCTTTTCTCCGCAACAGGAACCTGATGATGAAATAAATGATCCTCCATCATTAGTTAATAAATCAGGTTTATTTTATAATAGAAAATCAATTCTAAGAGAATTTAGAAAAGAAAGAGGATATGCTGAATTAGTATTTAAAAAAAATTTATCAGAATGTTATGTCCACATTGAAATTGAAAATTAAAATCATCAGATATTAAAAGATTACATATTTATGCTGGAGCTGCAGATACATTAGGTCCAGTTATAGTAAATTTAGGTGATTTAATTAATATTGAAAAAGATCTTGCAAAAAGATGTGTTTAAATAACTATCAAAAATAAAGATATTAATCAATTTATTTTAGGTATACATTGAGCATGTACATGTAAAGGTAACTGTATGTATGATAAAATGAAGTATATTTTTCCTAAACCATTTTAGTTAACGGTATACCATTAGAAAATAGTAATATTGTAGGATTAGATGCTTTAGCTAGACAAGGATTATTATATTTTAATTTCCACAGTAATGCCGAAAATTTTTATGGTATTATGAGAGGTCAAGTATACCCAACTACTGAAAAGTGCAAATAAATTATAATAAAAAATTGATTAAAATATTTATTATTCAATTAAAAAAAAATATTAATAAAAAATGTCGGCATATATTGAACCATGTATTATTTATGGCTTTGGAGAAGGGAAATATGATAGAGAAAAAGTTATTGATTGTAATTGGATAGATATTAATTATCCATACGTACAAATATACGCAGATGAAATATATAAAAATATACCAGGTGAAACATTTTATGGTATAGAATGTTTCACCTGGGGAAAAATTAATGAAACAGAAAAAAAAGTAGTAGATATTTTTTGTAAGTATATAAACTTATATAAAAAAAGTAAAAATAAATTTGCAAAAAAATTAGTTCCAGATTTTCACCTAGTAATTAAAGGTGATTTTAATTGGGATAAATTTTGGTCAAAAAAAAAATATCATCCTGAAGCAGATATGGAGTTGCCAGATTATGACGATGTATTAGATTATGATTTAGACAATGGATCAGATCATGAATCAGAAAATAAATCAGAAAATGATTTAGATAATGTAAAATACGAAAAAGACGTATCGGATACAAACTATAATAAAGAATTAAATGCGGATATAGAGTCGTTAAATGATCCATTATGGCCAGAAACAACAGATGTTAAAGATTCATTAGATAATAAGTTAATATAATAATTTAATGAGAATATTATTAATTATGATTTATTTGAAATTATAATTGAAGAACTTGTATTTGAAGATTAAATCTTCAACTTGAGTTCTAAATCTTTAATATATAATTCTTTTTTAAGATTTTCAACAAGTAAATCTTTATTATTAAGTTTTTCTTTAAAAATAACTTTTTCATATTCTAAACTTTTAGTTAACATTAAAACTTTATTTTCATATTCAATTATAGTTTTGTTTAATTCTTCTATTTTTTTATTAAACTCTTGTGTATGACCTGAATACTTCATACCAATGTTTTGGTATATAGTCTTTATATATTTTAATAATTTATTTGGAATAATCACTAGTTCATCGTGATCGTCCCATTGTATTTTATGATCACATAATAATGTTTTAATTTCATTTTCTGCTTCAGAGATGTATAATGGATCAATGTAACTATAATAAACTAATTTCATATCAATCAAATTCTCTAATTTTTTATATTCGTTTCTATGACCATTCTTTCTTTTTTCAAATGATTTTGTTAATCCAAATTTGTAAACAACATCATCGTCTTTATATGATTCATTTATTTTCATTATATTTCTTAATTTATCAACCGTGTTAAATGCTGTTAAATATACACATGGAATACTTCTCGCATTAATTGAAAATAATTCTTGTATACTTTCATATGAAACACCTTTTATTTGTGAAACTAGTTTATCTTTATCTTCTTGTTGACCTAATTGGATTGCAAATAAAGATTCTGTTGCCCACTTGATAAATGGTTTTACATTGGGGGAATGAGATGCAAATAAGACTCGAAGCATTCCTTCGTATGTTAAGTACAAGTTTTTCTTAATTGCTTTATTTGTTTTTTCTCCATTTTTTCGAACTTTTTCACAATTAAAATATTTATAGTGTTCATTTTCTTTAAAGTATGATTTTTTATCAAAAATATTTTTATCTAAATTTTCTAATTTAAAGCCAATCATAACATCTTTAATTTTAAAATAAATTCTATCAAATTTTCTTTCACCACGTGTTTCAATTTCTAATGTATTACCAGTTTCATCTTTAAATTTCTCGTGTTCTTTTAAATGAATAATAGTTGGCGCAAGTTCTACATTATTCTCATCAACTATTATTTTTTCTTCATTTATTTCTGGAATAGAATCAACAAATGTTTTCTTGAAAAATATTTTATCAAATTTGTAAGATAATCCTTCAGATATTATCCATTTTTTATCAACTAATTTAGCATAAACATAATCAGTTATTTTCTTCTTTTTAACCAGTTCACGTGCTGTTCTACTTAACTTACAATATACTGGTGCTTTTACAAAAAGAATATCACTTGAAATGTACTTTTCTTTGTTTATAATAGTCACTTCCATTTTAATAATATATATATTTTTATTCTTAAATATATTTGTTATACAAATAAAAATAATATTAATACAGATATAAATATTATTTTTTTATAAATTAGCTGACAATAATTTCGTTAATAATAAAACTTTATTCTCTAATAAAAAAATTGTTTCTTTCATTTCACAATAATTAGTATCACATACTTCAGAATCACTTATATTTGAAAAACTATTATATGTTAATTGTTCAACTGGTTCATCAATATTATTTTGAATAAAATCAATATATTTATTGTAATGTATTTTATCAAATAATTCATTAGTAATTTGATATTTATTAAAATATTTATGAGTTTCATTTTCAAGTTTTCTAGCATCACTAGTTAAAAAATAATCAATATGTATATTTTTACCGTAACATGTTATATATCTAGAATATAACGAGTCAATATTAGATCGCCACATACCGATTTTAACAGCATCTAATAAATTAGAAGATACAACATATACATAACCAATTTTATTTTGTATAATATTCAAATACTTTATTATTTTTTAATTTAATTTTTTGTTTTTTACCACCAATTTGAACTTTAAAATTTAATTTTCCAGAGGTTTTGTATAGATAGCCTATCGATTTAGTTATATTTCTATATATAATATTTAATATATTTTGTCTAAGTTCTTTATCATAAAATTTAAATTTATTAAATAATAATTTACTAATAGATACTTCTTCCATTTAATTTAGTTAATATAATTATTATAAAAAAATATTATAAAAATATTATAACATATTTTATATATATATGAATTTATTTAAAAAAAAATATAGTATAATCAAAAAACAAACGGGTGGTAATAAGTCTGATGTAGAAAGACAATTAAATTTTGTAAAAATTGATATAAAAGAAATTAATGAAAAATGTTTTGAAAATCATCCATTTATTGAAGTATCATATTTTAATTTTCCAGTATATTATTTTTTTGATGATAATATAAATAAAGAAATTGGTACATTTGTAGAATCAAGAACTTATTTAAGAAAAAAATTAAAATTAGACGAATTGTTTTCATTAAATACAGATAATATAATTGATGTAAACTTAAGCGCACATTCTACTTTATTTTACAGATTTGAACAAAATGGAAGAAAATATATATATTATTCAAATTCTGGATTAGGTATTGAGAATCAATTGATAGATGATGAAAATAAAGTAACATCGTGTAAAATTATATATACTACAGATAAAAATTTATATGATTCATTACCATATTATATAAACAAAGTAATTACTAGCATAGAAAATTTTACTGAAAGTTCTAGAAAAAACGATTATTCTGTACCTCCAAAAATAGAAACAGTAAAAATAGAATTATTAAGAGATTCAATAATAAATTTAATTGGATTAACTGATTTAGAATATGCAGTATTAACCGATTTTATAATCGAAGATAACAAAAATGGATATAATTTATTAGGAATAAATACTAAATATAAATCACAAACATTATCAAGTGCTTTATTAAATTATATTTTATATAAAATTAACAAAAGTGAACAATTATCTTATATTAATAATTATGAATGTTCATTTAATCATGTAGTGACTGGTATAGATGACGATAAATACAAAGAACAGGTGAATAGATTAACTAAAATAGATAAATTAATTGAAAATCCAGATATAGAAAATCATCAAATATTAGTGGAAATTATTAATAATTGTTACAATGATTACAATAAAAATATTTATGAAAATATATTACAAATTAAAAAAAATGAAGAAGGTGAAGAATATGAAGGAAGTGATTTTAAAAAGTTTATAAATAGTATTAAAGAAAAATTAGATAAAAATACTAGTCCAACTATCAAATATAAATTAAATAACTCTTTCAATTTATTTTACAGTGATATATATGGTATAGGAAATTATATTCAAAAATCTGGATCTTGTACATTTTATAGTTATTATAATGTTGCATTAAATATAAAAATACTAAATATTTATAAAAGTTCAAAAAGTAATAGTGAAAAAATCACAGATTTTATAGATATCTTTATTAAATTTCATTATTATATGCTTTATCTATTATGTATATCAAATGATACAATTTATATACCAGATAAACAAAATTATAAATCTAATAATATATATAATTATTTATATATTGATAGATTAATTAGTGAAAATAATTTATTAGAAGAAATATTAAATTTTTATCCAAGTGATACTTTATATTTTAATGGAAATAAGATGTTGCTTGATTATAATTTAGATACAAAGATAACTGGAAAGTTAGAAGAATTAAAAGTAGTTACTGAATTAGAAAATAATATAAATTTTACAATATTATTTGATATTCTTAACGAAATATTATTTAATATAAGAAATGATAATAATCTTACTCCACAAGATATTTTTAATAAGATTAATGATGGATTTAGATTAATTTTTGATAATTGTTGTAGAATAAGTAATAATTTATTTGAATATTATAATACAAGTCTTCCTGAAGATTTGTTTATATATTTTAATGTAATAAAAAATATTTATATAATATATTTAGTAATATTATCTGATATTTATAAAAAAGAAGACCTACAAAAATCTAGTATTAATAAACCAGAACATTTCAATTTATTAGGTATTTGTGAACCAAAAGATAAATCTACAGATATTTCATGTGGAAATAATTTTGAAAAAAATAAATGTCATGAAAATCAGCCTTCTATGTCGTATATCAAAGGATTTAATCTTATTATTCGAAATGATTATTTAATAATAAGATTAAATTCGAATGAACTAATAAATATTTCCAAATTGCTAGAAGATAAAGATATATTAAATCATTATATTACAACATATAATTTAGAAATAAAATATTGTAAATATATTTATATTAATAAGAAAACAAATATTGATCTATCGCCGCATCATGAACCATATAATATATCATTTTATATGGATAATATTTCTATAGATGATAGAGTAGTTATGGGAATTGCACTAAAAAGTTATATGGAAGAGATTTTATATAAATATATTATATGCAAAATAATAATTAATAATAAACAAATTAGTGATAGTATAAAAAATGAATATAAAAATATTGTTTTAAAAATTAAAAAAATATCATTAGAAATTATTAGTAATGTAATTGAAATATGTAAAAAAAATGAAGATAATAATTATTATGGATGTAATAGGATAGCGAGCACAATCATACATAATTTTATATTTATTATTACAGATAGTAAATATTTTATAAAATCTGGAGAATATTTTGAAGGTGATTTAAATTATATGCATACTTTTAGTGTAGAAACAAAAATATATCGTACTAATTATTCTTTACAATATGATACTAAAGATATACATAAAATATTACCATATTGTAAAGAAATATTGGATAATCCAGAAAATATTGAAGAGAATTCAGTCCAAATATTTAATACTCTCTTTAATTCGTTTGAAAAAATTAAATGGATAAGTGAACTAGATTTTCAGCTACCACATAATAATCTTTTTTATTATAAAGATGAAAGTGATGAATATATGGAATATAATATTTCAAAAGATGTAAAAAATCAAAATGGTGTTAATATTATATTATCTAGATTTGGAATTTTTGATGAAGATATATCATCAACACCTCTTGTATTTTTATTTCCAAAAAATAATATAGATAAAAGTTATCCTGGTGATACGAAAGGTATAATTAATATAAAAAAAGATGGTAAATTTTTTATATTAATTAAAAAATACAAAAAATGTATTGAAATTGGTTTTAGAGTAAATGGGTCGATAGATATTGAAAAATGTTATATTTTTGATAATAACAATAAAGATAAAAAAGATAAATTATTATTAAATTTAGATAAAAAAAAATATCCATTTTTATTGATGATTCCTCATGCTAGTCCATATTTATGTTATGAAAGAAATAATACTTATTATTTAGAATTTTTAAATTTACCAATAAAAGATGACATAAAAAATAATTTTTATAATATACGAAAAATAGATCTTGATTTTAAAATATGTACTTTTAAAGTAGCACCATCAATGTTATTTTTTTCAATTGAAAGTTTTAATATTAAAGATTATGATGATTTATTTATTTTATATGATACAAATGATATAAATAAATTTAATAAAGATTTCTTGAAAGAAAAGTTAAATATACAAGAAATAGATAGTATTGATTCAATAAATACAAAATTATCATTTATAAAAACAAAATTAAATAGTGAAATTACACAAGATAAAAATAAAGTACTAGAATTTAAAAAAGCGATTGATAATGAAATTAAAATGGATGATAAAAATAAAGAATTAAAAAAAAAAATATTTAATGATTTTTTAGATCAGAATCGTTTATGCGAATATAATTGTTCATCGCCATGTAATTCTTATTCTATTATTAAAGAAGAATTAAAAAAAATAAAAAATAATTTATTAGAGAAAATAAAAACTAATATAGCTCAAGATAATTCTAATAATAAATTACAACTTAATTTTATAATTTCTAATTTTAGTATTTTTATAATATTAATGGAAATAAATATATTAATTAATATTTTATCTATTATTAATTCAAAAACAAGTTGCTGGGATATTCAATATATATTATCAGTAATAAATAGTATTATTTACTTTAATGAAATAATAGTTAAAAAAGAAGTAGAAGAAGGAATAGAAAAAAAAGAAGAATTTTATTATAATTTCGAAATTATATTTTTATTACAAAATGATTATATATTTAGACAAAATCAAATAGAAAAATATTTTGAAATTAGAAAAGAATTAAAATACAGAAATCCACATTTAAAGTTACATCAATTTATGATGGGTAAAGGTAAAACTTCTGTATTTACTCCATTATTATCTTTTGCATCTAGTTTATTACCAAAAGATCCAAAAATAGCAACAGTTGTAACTGTAGAGCATTTAGTAAAACAAACAGGAAAATTTATTTCTTTTACTGAAAAAATAATAGATTTAAAAATAAATATTTTTTCAGATTTTACTGCTAAAAAAAGATGGTTAGAATACACAGATACACAATTAAAAAAAAATATGGAAGAAGAAAAAAAAGAGATTGAAGAAAAAATATATGATAGTATATCAGAATTTAATAAAAATAAATTAAATGAAATAAATAATATTCAATTAGAAAATGAAATAAATATAATAGATGAATTTGATAATCATCATAATTATTTACAGTCTATGTTTAATTATGTTATTAAAAAAAAATCTGTAAATGAAGAATTATTTAATTATATTTTTGATTTCACTAAGAATAAAATTGTAAATTCAAGTTATATTGGAGATAGACATATTATTATAAAAAATCCAGCATTTATTAAAATTAATTATGATGATTATATACCAAAAGATATTCCTGAAAACTTAAATATGGATATTTTAAATGAAAACTTAAACATGGTATTTGAACAAACAAATGATATGAAATATAATCAAGATTATGGATTTTCATTTATAATTTTAAAAGAGGAAAATACAATGTCCAGGATATGTACTCCTTTTGCAAGGAAAGATACTCCTGTAAAAAAATCTAATTTTTCAAATATATTATTAAGACTTGTTCTAACAATTAAATTATACTTAACTACATTTAATTCTAAATTACAAGATTTTAATTATAAAAATATATGTAAAAATAAAAGTGTATTTTCTGATTTATTACCAGTAATTAATGAGTTCATAACAGGTGATACTTATTTATCATTAATAAAACCATGCAATAGTTATTTATATAATATAATAGAAAAGTTATTTGAAGATATATATACTAAAATAGAAATTGAACAACAAAACAATATATTAAAACATTATCTGTATAATGTTAATAAACAGATAATAAATATATCAGTACAGCAAAAAAATATGAGTTTTCAAGATTTAATATATAATAATTATAATCAATGGCAAGTTGGATATACTGGAACAGCATCATTGAAATTAAATAATTATAGAGATGGTGAAAATTTTGTTTTTAAAGAAATTATAGAAGATTTTGATGAAAAAATAGAAATTAATCTAGCTCTTAATAAATATGGAGCGCCAGATTCAAGTAATAAAGAAGTATTTTTTATAAAAAAAGATAAAGTAGTTGATAATACAGATATTAATTTAACAAATATTTGCTGTTTACTTGGTGTAGATGCAAGAGGATTTGTAGATTTATCAGGAATATTTATTAATTATAAAAATGAAGAAATTGCAAAAAAATTAAAAAATATTTATGGTGAATCAAAAAAAGTAGTATATGTAACAATAGAAGGAGAAGGTATGGAATATATATCAGACGACTTATCATTACAATATAAATTAGACGATGAAAATAATTTTTATTATTATGATCAATGTCATACAGTAGGAACTGATTTAAAACAACCAAGAAATGGACATGTTGCAATAATAATAGATAAAAACACACGATGGACCGATTTTGCACAAGCTATATTTAGATTTAGAAAATTAAATCGTGGAACATATTTATCAGTAATATATGCATATGAAGAAGAAAAAGAACGATATAACGAAACTACAACAGAATTAATAACAACAGATGATATATATAATTTATTAAAAGATAATGAAAATAATTTTAATGAAAAACAAAAAAATGGTATTAAATATCAATTATTAAAAACTATAGTTCGAAATATTTCAAGAGATTACAGTGAAAATAATATATATTCTGAATTTTTAAGAAGTACTAAATTTAATTTACATACTGTTAAAGAATATATGATTAATAATATAATTGATTTAAATAGTACTTTTAGTAGTAATTCAAATATTTTAAATATTTATAATACATTAACATCAATTGAAGAAAGTGAATTATTATTGTTGGTAGTAGGTGCTGGAAAAAATATAGAACATAATATGGAACAAGAGAAAGAAAAAGAAAAAGAGAAAGAAAAAGAAAAAGAAAAAGAAAAACAAAGAGAAATAATACAATTAAGTGATTATGATAATCTGAAAAAATATAAATGTGATTTTAAAACAACTATAAAACATTTAAATTGCAATTATTGTGATATTTATAATTGCATAAAATTATTTATAAATGATGATATTAAAATTAATGATAAAAATATTTACATAAGTTATAATTTTTTAGCTTTAGAATTTAGTAAAGAAATTTATGATTATGAAATTGATAAAGTTATATCTGGTAGATTTTGTTATATAGAATTTAATAATAAAATATTAATAGAAAGAGAAGATATTGCATTAGATTATTATATACATAAATTACCTGTATATGACTACAACGGAAATCTATTATTACCATATATGTGTAATTTACAATATATTAGTTTTATAAATATGTTAACTATATTAGATATTGATATTAAATTTATTAAATTATTAGGTATAAAAAATTATATTAATCCAGTTAAAAATAAAAATTTTAATAGTGAAAGAATAAATATTGATGAAATACTTGAAGATATTAATCCAATTGCATTTAGATTACTAGCTTTTATTATATTATCTAGAGTAACAGATAGATATAATTTAGATATAAATTTATTAGAACGTATTAAGAATTTTGATAAAGTAAGTAGTAATCTAAACATTGAAATACCTACAGTATTATTACATAATACAGAACTAAAAGATAATATTGAATTTACATATTTTGATATATATGAAAATAAATTAAATTTGAATAGTCGTGGTTATATTCATAATGAAATTATAAAATATAATTATTATTATAATTATTATAGATATGATTGTTTATACAATGAACACATTATAAAAAAAAAAATTAGAGGATTTAATTTAATTAAAAAAGATATTGCCGACGTACCAAAAAGATATAATTCTAAAATTGGTGGTAGTTTTTCGAAAGTTTCCGATTCTCGGCGAAGTAATATTTATTTACAAAAATATTTAAAATACAAAAAAAAATATTTAGATTTAAAATCAAGTATTTTATAATATTCACAGAATTTAAAATAGGAAAGTAGATAAAGAAGAATGTAGACAGCAAATGCGTGATGAATTTAAAAAAAGATCTTAAAATTTATGCTGGAATGGATACAATTTATTTTTTTGCTGCCGATGAAAGGAAGCCAAATATATTAAAAGCTGGCAAATCTAGTAAGATAGTAGAAAGATTGAGAAATTATAATGTTGGAAGAATAAAAGAAGTAGAACTTAAATATCTAGCTTTAGTTAAAAATCCATTATTAATTGAAAAATGTATTAAATTATTATTGAAAAAAAATCAAGTTTATTCTAGAAAAGAATTATTTAAAATTAATGCAGAAACATTAAAAAAAGTTATTAATGAATGTTATTGTAAACATGTATCTGCTAAAGAAAATAAAGATTTATATGAAGAAATATCTTCACTATTAGGTATGTATGTTTATGTTAAAGATAAACTTAATATTAAACCATATATTATTATTGGCAATAACTTGTAAACCCCCTTTTTGAATAGTTCTTTAGATAAATATATTTTTTTATCTAATATATTATATGTATGGAGGTATCTATTGCAAAAACAGTATATAGTAAATTTAAAGGTATACATTATAGTGAAGAAACACAAAATATTTTTGAGTTAATATATAGAAATGGTATAAAATCAAAAGGAATACTTACGCAAACTAAAGGTAAACTTTCTTTTAAATCACAGGTTGGTGGTGATAAAAAATTAATTAAATTAGAAAATGGAAAAACTTATGAATATCATATAGATACAATAGTTCCGTATGATGATACTAAAACACAAATATCTTTTATGAATTTAACAGAAACACATGATAATTGTGTTTTTTTATTTTTTGATAATAATGACAGTGAAGATAA